AGCACATCAGAATTCTAAATACCCTGCTGGGTAGTAATGATTAACCAAGGTAAATAGCACCACCTAGTGAATGAGTAACTTGTGGTCAGCAGAACAAACAAACCTTTGAGTTTTGGCTGTCAGCCAAGGAAACTGGACATCTTCCAAACTAGGTCACTCCACCCTTCCACGTGTGGCTGCCTGCCAAAATATACAGCACACCTTACATACTTTTTTCTGGGGGTGAAGAGCAGGCCACATATCTGTGTAAAAGGGAAAAACTCTTTAGGAGCTCACAGCATGCTTTGCGAGAGTCTCCGCCTACAGCCCGCGAGGTTCAAACTTCAGTTCCTGCCTGGCTCGCCATGGGGATTGTGGCAAGTATTGTGGCTGCTGTCGCGGGTATCTCTGAGGCTATTGCTGATGCTGCCGCGGCTATTGGGGGAGCCGCTGGGGCAGCAACAGATGCTTTAGCCACTAGTATAGAGCTTTCTACTGCTGTTGGGGAGGCAGCTGAGGATACTATTCCCCTCTTAGCTGAGGAGGAGGAGACTGTGTTTGATTCCTCCTGGGTAGGGGAAGGAACCCCTTATGAGGATGAGGGGGCAATCAATGACCCATGGAACTGGGAGATGGAGCCCATGGTTGAGGGATCAACCTCCCGCTTCCCCCGTGCCCTGGGAGCAACTCTGGCTGTTGGTGCTGGCCTTGGAACTGCTGCTGGGGGCTTGGCCTATGCCTTTGGAAAGGCAACAGCTGCCAAAACTGAAGCTGGGGAGTTCATGCTCCAGTCCGGACAGCAAGTCCAGAGACTCCTAGAGGAAGAGGGAGGAGTCCAGCCCACCGTGCCTGATGTGGTCCTGGGGTTCATGACCCCTGAGGAGTATGAATGGGCCCTGGAGGAGCTCCACAAGAGACAAATGGAGGGTCACTTCTCTCCAGACTCTTTGGAAGCAGCTGAGAATGCTGTGGTCTATATTGGACCAGGAGAGGGGATTCCCTACCACAAGGAGGACCCCTCCCTCCTCATGGATGTGGCTACCAGTGATGAGCCTGCTCCCTGGTTTCTCCCTGGAGCTGCTGGACAGCCTCTGACCAGGGGAATGGTTAGAAGAGCAGCAGAAGCAGCCAGGGTCATTCGAGAGGGGCAAGAGAGGTCTCAAGTCTTCCGTCTCTCTGCAGAACTGAGAAGAGAACTTGCCAGAACTGGGAGAGCTTTGGATGCTGTCTACAGACAAGTGAGAGCAAGAGACAACGAGAGACAAGAGAACATTGCTGCCAGAATTGCTGCTGAAGTAGCAGGTCAGGCTTTGGACATTGGACTGCAACAGGGGGAAAGACTGATTGGAAATGTCTTGGGAGGGGGCGCTGTTGCTGGTACTATCGCTGCTGCTCTTACTGGGGGGGCTAGTATACTGCTTGACAAATATTTTGGTCCATCTCTTCCTCACGGGGCTGTTCAGATTGATAATGATAAATATTATGAGGCCCCCTTGTATGTAAAAGCTCAGGGGGGATTATGGAGGAAGGGACAGGCCACCTATCTCGTGGAAGAGCAGGGGAGAGTGGGCACAGTGAATCTATCCTATTATGCCCCTGAGCAGACCAATAGGTCCCTGCCCTCCACTGAGCCCTGGTACCACTTCCCTCCTAGGGATAGGCACCAGCTAGAAAACCTGAAGTTTTTCCTGGCAAATAACTGGGGTGGGGTTCACACCCTAATGCAGCCTTCAACAGAGGGCACCTTCCTTATTGGTGACCTTGTGTTACAGGAAGCCAAATACAGGAGGAAAAATGCCCGTCCTAAAAGGAGGCCACGAGATACTGGACCTCGTCCCAGGCCCAAGAGAACACGTAGAACTAGAAATTAACTGCTTCTTGTCCCCTAATTTTGTTGTGCCAGGGGACCCTGCAAAAGCCTCCCCCCTCTGGTGTACCACTGCTGTTCAGCTGAACAAAATCCCCACTGCCATTCAAGGCAGCAAGCTCAAAATCTGGGAGTGCTACAAGGCCAAAACTGGAATCCTCAACTGGACAACAGAATTTCCCCTTGCCCAATCGGAGCTGTTCAATGGCCCTATGGGTAGTTCATGGTCTGTCTCTGGGATGCCTATGTCTATGTTACCTGTTGTTGCTAGTTCTGAGAGTTACTGGGACAAATCTGGGGCAGTCCCCCCCCTCACAAACACCACCCAGCCCGCAGCTCTCAATACCCATTGGACCACCCCCATTACCACGTACCAGTATAACCCGTGGGTGGAGAATGCAAAATATTTCAGCAGATATTCCAGTGGAGTCCCCCTGAGTTTTGGGGACAATAACTCCACCACTGTGCTGCTGACTGATGAGAATGGATGGGGTATTATGTGCCCCAACCAGGAGGTGTTCCTGACCTCTTGTGACTTTGTTATGAGTGCTCTGACAGCCACTGCTGCCCCCACATCCACTCCTGCCTATGAAGTGTACCAATACCCCAGGTACTTCAAACTGTACTTCAGGCAGAGGTATGTGAAGAGCCCAGTGGTCCTGGCTGATATCTTCCAGAACTATGCCTTGCAGCAGGTTGCAGGGTACACTGGAGAGACAAACAATGTGATGGAAGTGTCCATGGTTACTGGAAGAGAAGGGGAGGATGAGGGCCCAGAGGGAATGTTGAACCCAACAGGAATTAGGAGCACCACTCCTGTGATCCAACCAACCCAGACCTTGGCTGCCATCCACCCCCAATACCCCCAGCCCACTCCATTCTCAACACCAATGAAGACAACAGATGGTAGTCAGTTGACACGCACTTTATTTTCCCAGCCACCCCAAATTACTGATGCTGATGGGAGGAAACTAACTAGGCCAGCCCTGAGGGCCCCTCTCCCGGGGATCCCTGAAGATCCTGGCTTTGTGACATTGAAACAGAAGAAATAAACTGTCTAAACCTTTCAATTGGATCTTGTGATTCTTGGGTGGTCAGGGGGGGACTGGGAGGCATCTGCTCATGACAGGCCAAGTCAAGAAGATCTCCTTCACATTCCTGGATGAATCCCTCTGCATCTGCCTGGAGCATCTCCACTATAGGCCTCAGGGTCTCAGGGAAGGTATGGGCAGGGAGGAAGATGGCCTGGGCTAGAGCAAAGGAGGACCCAGAGCAGAGGGCACTTCTAGAGAAGGCATACCTTAACATATAACCCTCAGGGTCAGCAAGGGTCTTCTGAAACTCCAGGAGTTTCCCCCTGGCTAGGATGCTCTTAGGAATCTCATACTCATTACATGTGATAACCCAGGGGGGGAACACTTGCTCCACTCTGTTGTGGTGCTTCCTCTCTAAGCCCACTGGCACACACCCATCTAGGTGGTCCCTGAGTTGATCTAACTGTTTGAATCCCCATCCCCCTGAGAGTCCCCTGGTTGTGCTATTCCCCAATACATCATCAAACACCACCATCCTCTGGTCCAGAGCACCCCCCAACTCAAAGTGCAATCTGTCCTTACTCAGGTTAACATTCAAAGATACCCCAAGGAAAAGCCCCCTAATGGCCTGGGCCACAGTTGTCTTCCCACAGTCAAAAGGCCCCCTGAAGATCAGCCCCCTCTGTTTAGGTTCAGCAATAACAATAGTCTTATATACAAGTTCAACAAACTCCTCAAAGTTACCAGGACACATAGCCTTAAACAGGACAGCCCTGGCAACAAGAGGCTTTACAGGCCCAGAGCTCTTGGCCAGGGGCTCAAGGGTCTCTTTTAGTCTCTTGATATAAAAGTCCTCTGGAGACAGTCTCTTACCCTGGAGCCTGAGGAGGGCTTGCACAGCCTCTGTAGCATGGTTGGCACTCTTCCTCTTCTCCTTCACTTTGTTGAAGGCCTTAGAGTTCTGATGATGAGCCAAGTGATGAGGCTTGTGAGTAGCCAAATCAGGCCTCACAGAGTCATCTTCTCTGCAGAGATGACACTCCCTGGGGTCTATACTGAACTCATGGCTGTAGATACCTTGCAGGTACACAGGGTCTGATATCAGCATGTCCAGAGCAAACTTTTCAAAGAGAGGATAGTCAAATTCATCACTCATGATGTTCACATCTGGGGTGCCCTCAGAGAACCCCTCAGGGAAGAGGGAAAGAGCATCACTCTTCAGAGCCCTCCATCTCTTTGGGAGCACACACCCCAGGTGGAAAGTCTTTGTAACCTTGTAGACCCTCTGCATCATGCCACTGGTGGTGGTCCTGTACTGGAGATGAACTCCCACCATGCCCAGTCCATTCTCCATCTTCCCCACAAACAGGTCAGCCACCTTCAGCTCCTTAACTGCCCTCTTAATAGCCTGGCAGTTAGGGTAAGGAGCCAAAAACATGAAGACAGAGACAAAACTTGAAGGTTGACTGATGAAGAAATGAGCAGCAATCAGGGGGTCCCAAGAAGCATTAAAGCCAGGAGAAGTGCTCCCTGGTGTCCCGCTACCAGAGGAGCTAGGGGAGGGTGCATCTCTGTACCTTTTCTGATACTCCTCCCAGGCCATGTTGATCTGCTTGGTCTTCTCAGCCCCAGAGGGGTCTTTGTCAGGGTGATGCTTAAGCAGCTTCCTCTTTCTCGCGTGGGCATAGACTCCATGGTCATGCAGCTCAGAGGTGTTGGATCCAAGCAGCAGCCTGTTCAGGTACCTCTGGAACTCGCGGGAGCTCAGGGTTCTCAGGGTCTCACTATCCATGGTTGCAGAAGTGTGGGGACTCAT